CTAGAAGGAGTTGTGGGGGATTAGCGGCCCGCGTCCCCCGGCGCGGTCTAGCAGGCTGGAGTTGCCATGCCGCTTGTTATCGTCTGGCCCACGCAGGGACAGCGCCAGATGTCATTATCTGCGGCTGCTGCATGGGCTGAGGCGCATATGTCTGCTGCTGAGGTGCAGACTGCGCGGTCACATGCTGTGTATATTGACCGCCATCGCGCGGCAAGTAGCCGTTATCCTTGGGGGTCAAGGCGACCGTCAGCCGGTTGGTATCGCGGTATCCATTCGTGCCCTTCTTGATGCCGACCTTGGCGCAGATTTCTACGCCATTGAGAGAGGCAACACCGGGTACGTTGCGGGCCTGCTGGGCCTGCGGAGACATGTCAGCCGGATCGAGGCCAGCAGCACTGTCGATTAGTGCCTTGAGTGTACGCAGGCCAATCTCCTTGGCCTCGGGCATACCGGATGCGCCGATCTTGTCGCCATCGACGAAAACCTTGTCCCAGAACTTGCGACGGTCGTAGGGTCCACCCATGACGGTAAACTCAATTTCCATCCACTTGGCGCGTGTTTCGCGCGCGGCCTTGAAGTAATTACCCGGGCCATATTCGGGCAGGCTGATGTCGCCCGGCTTGATGGACATGATAGCACGGACGATAGCACCGGCTGGGATGAGATCGAACTCGCGCTGTTCGCCGGCGGGCACTGCGTTGAGATTAAGCATGGTCAGTTCCTTTCGCTAGGGTTTTGGGTGTTGGGGTCGATGAAGGTCATAGGTCTTGAAGCGGCGGGAGCCCCTGACCCCATCTTTGCGATGAGTTTCCCAAGGTGCGGTTCTTCAAGCACATCGAGTCTGCCGCTTCTGTCCTTAGCGGGGTAGCCCCACTGGTTGAGAGTTTGGCACACGAATGCCCTGTAGGGGCCTTCGTCACCTGTCATGACCGCCATCGTGATGACCTCGTCCACGATGCCGGGAAGTTCGCGCCCAGTCTTGTTGCCATCGATCTGCAAGTCGTATTGCTTGCGGCCATACTCGTCAACAGACTCGTCTAGAATGCCGACGAAGATCACGTTCTTCGAGCGAATGTGCTGTAGGTGTGTGAGCCACGCCATCATCTCACGCCCGTGCATTCCGTAGACTGCGCGCGTGTCCAGCTTGCCGCTGCGCTCGTTGCGGTTTTCTGACTGTTGGCTGCACCAAGTGAAGCAGAGACGCCCTGCCACGGTGATCGAGTCGATGAACAGCGTTTCGTACTTAGTCATCATCTGCTCAGGATCGCCGTAGAGTTGGCAGACATAGTCGTAGTGCGCTTTGGAGTAGGCTTGATCTTCCCCAAGCGACGGATTGAACGCGCCGAGGAAGCAGGCGAAGTCACGGCACTCAAGCCAAGTGCGCGGACGGATGACGTCCACCGGCCATCCTTCGATAGCTGCATCCCCTGCTTCCAAGTCCATGAAGAGGGTCGTGTCGCTGTCGAGGGTGCGGGCAAGAGTTGTTTTGCCCACACCGCTCTTGCCGCAGACGACGATCTTGTGTCCGCGACGTTCTGCCATCCGCTCTTCAGCGGAGATGATCTTCATCACCATGTCATTCCTCCTTGATGTCGACGCTGAACGAGCCGACACGGGTTGTGCGAGCAGGCTCTAGGATGCGCCGCACATGGGGAGGCGCTGCGGTGTATTTGCGCTCATCGACTGCGAGCGTCATTTTGGCGTAATGCTGTGCGTCCTCAGCGTTCATCTCGTTGAACGCCTGCATCAGGATGCCTTGATCCCACTCGACTTTCTTTGTGACGACAGCTTTGATCTCGGTGTTGCCGTCGAAGAAGTAGATGGTGCCAAAGTCTTTACCTGTCGTGGCCAGAAGATCCTTGGCCTTGGGCAGGTAGAGGTCTTCGAGTTGCGTGTCGATGCTGTCGATGTCCTTCTTGAGTTCGGCGATCTTGGCTTTCAAAGCCTTGCGCCGCTCGAAGAGTTCGAGCTTGTCAGTCATGGGATGTCTCCTTGTTGCTAGTGCTGGCAATGTGGGACAACTTGCCGAAAACGTCAAGAGGTTTTTTTGACCACGTTGATCTCGATGCCGAGGACTGCCTGCATGAGCTTCTTTTTCAGTTTGAACTCAGGGGTTTCGACGCCTTTGGCATCCTCGACGATACTGGTCCAACTGCCATCTGTGCCTTCGCGCTCGTAGGAGAAGTCTGCGACGTAGGTGCAGATGAGGACGCCGTTGACCGTTAGCTTGTAGCGGGGTTGTAGCTGTAGGCTACGGATGACGCCAGCGCGCTCAAGAGACTTGAGGTATCCATATCGCTCGCTCTCAAACTTGGACGCGAAGCGGATCCCATCGACTTTTGTGGCCTTCGCGCCGTACTTATGCCTTGACGCTAGTTTTATGGGATTATATGTTCGCGGCATGTTGAACACTTGTGAGGAACGAGCATGAAAACCAAGTTTAAGTCCGTGGGTCTTGAGATGCAAGCCTACGAAAAGCTGAAAGAACTTGCCGAGGCCGACCGCCGCAGCATCGGTCGCCAACTGGCCCTCATCATAGAGACGCTCTATGCTGAACAGAAGTCCAAGCTCAAGAAAAGCAGTGCTCGTGTTGGGATCGCTGCCGTCAACGATTAAGCAGCGCCGCGCTTCCTAGACCGCCGAGAAGAGAGGCTGCGACGGCAGGGTTCTGCGCGGCCCGTTCTCTTATGTTCGATTGCGCGTTCATGCGTGGCCCGAATGCAGCCATCGGTTGAGGAATGGCTCCGGGCATAACCTGTGGAACAGGAGTTGATGCGCGGCGCTGTGCCTCTTGGGCTTGGCGCTGCTGACTGTATGCCTCGGCCAACGCAGTTCCCTGACGCGCTGCCTCAGTAATGCCTGCATCAAGGGACTGACCGCTTGTCTGGGCGATGAAGCTGCTTAGGCTTTGGGCGATCAGTTGCCCAAGAACCGCTGCCTTCTCAGACCCAGCAGCGCCAGTCGTCAGGGCTTTGTACTGCTTATCTAGGTTGCGATAGAACAGGTCGCTCGAAAGCAGTCTGCCAATGACGCTATACTTTGCCAGCTTGCCGAGGTTTTGCAGCGGGCTGACCGCCACGTTTGCCGCGACAAGCCCACCGCCTTCGACAGTCTTTGAGTTGAACACAAGCACGCGGCCAAACTTGTTCATGCGCTCGGCGAGTTCATCGCCAAACAGAGCGCCAAGTTTACCACTGCTATATTCGTTCTCCAGACGCCTGCCGAAGGCCTTGAGTTGCGCAGGGTCAGTCAGGAAGTTGTCGCCGAAGTCGCCGATCAGGTTTTCCATGTAGTAACCACGGATCTTCTGCTTGGCTTGCTCTTGATCGGCGAAGTATTTCATCAGCCTGTTGATCGCCTCAGGCTTTGTCCCTGAGTTTGCGATCAGTTCAGCGGCCTCCATCTCCGTGATGCCAGTCCGGTTGAGCTTCTGGATCAGCGTAGTTGCTCGAACTTGTTGGGCTTCTCGCTGCGCATTGGCAACGTTCCGTAGAAGGCTGATGCTTTGGCCCATGTCGAAAGGACCAGTGAACTGATCGACCGCGTTGATGAGGCTTTCGTCCACCTTCGACAAAGATGTCGCAGCCATCTGGTTGGCGAGACGACGGATCTCCTCGACAGCCGGAACGCCAGCAACCTTGTAGTCGAACAATTCATCGGCTGTCGTGCCGAGCTTTTCAAGTTTGTCGCGGAAGATCGTGCCACGGAACTTGGAAGGATCAGTTTCACTGAACGATGTCGCCATCGCCCTGCGCAGCCACTCCCCAGCAACAGCGCGCTTGAGTTCACTGAAGGTTTGACCATCGACTTCAACGCCTTTGAGCACTTCTTCTGCGCGACGAAGAAGCTCAGGGTTGTTCGGCTTGACCAGCCTGTCCATCATGTTCGCAGGGTTGACGCGGACACCATTGCGGATCTCGTTGCGAATACCGCTGAGATTGGCGACGTTGGCGATTTCCTCAAACTTTTTCATGCCCTCGCGATAGAACGTGCGAGCCTCTCCTAGCGACTGGGCGGCTGATCTTACCTTTGCAATACCGGCAGAGTCGAGTGATCTGCCTGAAGACAGGAGAGCGTTTTCAACATTGCTTGCGTTGAGCACGGCGTCGATCTGAGAGAGCAGCGGCGATCCAACCCGTTGGACAGTCTCAGAGCCCGGGTTAGACATCATGAAGTCGTTGAGGCTCTTACGAGCATTGTAGATCTGCGTGAAGGAGGAATTGGGTTTAAGCGACGCAACACCACGAAGCATCGTCATGGTGTCGCCAATAGTGCCAGTTGGCACTGATCCCTCGAACTGACGTAGATTGGCCTGCGCTTGGCGTGCCACGCTGCCAATCGGAATGACCTCAGCGTTACCTGCTACGTCGCGGATCGCTTCGTCGATCTTGGCAAACTTTGTTTCGGCCAGATCCTCAAAGCCCTTGTAGGAGTTGAAGAAGGCTTGATAGAGGTCGTCGTCGATGAATTGGTTGCGCTTTGTGGCGCGACCAAGATCATTAGCGATTTCTTCCAGCCCACGGATGACTGCTAGACCAGCATCCTTCTCTGCCTTCATGACAGTTGTGTTCGCCGTCTGCGCTGCTTCCATCAGGATGCGGCCAAGCTCTACTGGATCTGATGTCCCTGCTGTTGTGCGCAGGTTATCAAGCTCCCTGAGGATCGCCTCGTTGTTGCGGATCGTTCTAGGAGATCCACGGAATATTTGTTCGGATGTTGCCTGCGCACGAGCGAGTAGAGCATTGGCACCGGCAAGCCCAGCAGCGGGCGTGATGCCGAACATTTGCCGCGACTCGCCAATCGTGCGCAATTGGTCGTCAGAAAGACCA